AAGCAAAGCTCTTTTTGGTTTTCGCAGGTACGATGGTGGCAGGCTTATTGTTGTTGAGTCTCCTCTAGACGTTGTTAGATTAGCTTCAGTTGGTGTTTCTGGTGGGGTTGCTACATTTGGTTCTTTAGTCTCTAAAGAACAAGTCAGCCTCATCAGAAGCGCTGACCAAATTGTTTTTGCTTTTGATAACGACGACGCTGGAAGACTTGCTGCTCAAAAGATGCTTGACTTAACTGTGTCTTTAAGTTTTGAAGCTTGGTTTTTTAATTACTCGTCCACAACTATGAAAGATGTAGGCGGTATGAGTAAAGCAGAGATACTTACTGGATTAGAAACTGCAAAACACAGTTTGCACGGACTTAAGGCTTTAACATGACTTTTAAAGGAACTTTATTACCTTATCAACCAGAGGCTGTTGACCGAATGTGCGAGCGCAAAAAAATGCTTGTTGCGTACGATTTAGGTTTAGGCAAAACTATTATGACTATCGCTGCTTTGGAGCGTTTGATGGACGAAGGTAAAGTAACTGAGCCTGGAATTATAGTTTGCTTATCAAGTATTAAGTATCAATGGTCTAATCAAATTAAAAAGTTTACAGAGGGTACCTCTACATCTATTGTTATTGACGGTACTCCAAAACAAAGAGAAGCTCAGTACAACAAGGTTTACCGTTGGCAAGACACAAAAATAGACTATGTAATACTTAACTATGAACAAGTAGTTAATGATTGGAAATTTATTCAAAAACTACCAAAAGGATTTGTTGTTTTAGATGAGGCTACCGCTATTAAATCTTTTAAATCTAAACGGTCTAAGGCTGTAAAGAAGTTGTCAGACGCCCCGTATAGGTTTGCTTTAACTGGAACTCCAATTGAAAATGGAAAGCCAGAAGAGCTGTTCAGTATTATGCAGTTTGTAGACCAGTCTGTTTTAGGACGGTTTGATATTTTTGATACCGCTTTTATAGTTAGAAATAACTGGGGCGGGGTCGATAGGTACAGAAATTTAAATACTTTACATGAACGACTTAAAGAAGCATGTGTTAGAAAGTCTCAAAAAGACCCAGACGTTGCTCCATACTTGCCCGACGCTTTGTATAAAGAGCCTCTCCAAGTGATACTAGATAGAAAATCAGCAAAGCTCTATTCCAGAATTTTATCTGACTTACTAATGGACTTAGACGACGCTCAAACTTTATTTGGAGCTAACTTTAACCTGCTTGCTCATTATGGCTATGAAAGTCAGTGGAACCAAGGAGATGAACTTCGTGGAAAAATTATGTCTAAAATTGGTTGTTTAAAGATGCTTTGTTGCTCTCCAAATCTAATTAAATCAAGTGCTGATAAGTTCAGGTTAGCTAAAGGGGAAGGGTCTGCTTACGCAGCTCAACTTGATGACGAAGGCCTTTTAGAATCAATGCCTGAGACTAAATTAGACATGTTAATTGCTTACTCTAAAGATTTCCTAGAACAAGATGAATCTAACAAACTTGTCATTTTTTGTACTTACGTAGAGATGCTTGACAAGATTATTGATAGGCTTGGTTCCGATATATGCAGGGTCTACTCTGGACAGATAGATTCTAAAACTAAAGAGGAACACAAAGTTGAATTTAATACTTCTCCTAATGTTAGGGTTCTCGTTAGCTCTGACGCTGGGGGCTATGGCGTTGACCTACCATCTGCTAATTTTCTTATCAACTACGACCTTCCCTGGTCTTCTGGCTTGGCTACTCAAAGGAACGGACGAATCAACAGAGCGTCTTCAGAGTGGTCCACAATCGTCATACAAGACATCCTTGTGAGCGGTTCTATAGAGATGAGACAGTATGAAGCCCTACAGCAAAAAAACGCTGTGGCCTCGGCTGTTTTAGATGGAACGGGCATAAACGACAAAGGCGGGGTTGACTTGACTATTAGTAGTCTTAAAAAGTTTTTATTAGATAGTTCCGTGTAGAGTACTCCCATGCCAACCTACGAATTTCGTTGTGAGTCCTGTGAAGCCTACGGCACTGGGGAGTACTCCATTCACGAGGACGCTCAAATGAGATGCCCTAGATGTCACACTTTAATGTCTAAAATATACTCAGCTCCTGGTTTAATATTTAAAGGCAGCGGTTGGGGCGGAAAATAGGGTTTTATACCTGTTAAAATAGTTTAATGCCAAATGCACCTAAAACCCCAACGCGTACTATCCGCGTATCTGACGAGCTGTGGACAGCTGTCCAGAAGAAGGCTGCCCTAGAAGAGGTCACAGTCACCAGCGTCATTATTGAAGCTTTGAATAATTACGTATCTGGGGTTGACAAGGAGTAACTACCTGATTAAGTTTGTACCAACCTAATAGGAGGTACAAATGCCAGACAATAGTGTAGATGCTCTACTTGATGAGCAGTTAGAAATCGTAAAAGGTGAAGTACGTCAGTACGTAGCTCTTAAAGACCAAATAGACTCCCTAAACAAAAGAAAAGACGACATTAAAGGTCGTATCTTTGCTGTTGCAGAAAACTACGGAGAGCCTACAGACAAAGGCCATATTGTTTTTCCAATTAATGAAGAAACAACAGGAACTAAGTCTATTGTTAAACAACGTCGTGCTTCTAAAGTTTTTAATGAAGAAACAGCAGATACTGTTCTAACAACTAAATCTTTAAAAGAACGTTGTGTTAAAACTGTAGAAGTTTTAGATGAAGACGCAATTATGGCTGCATACTATGAAGGACTATTGACCGACTCTGACATTGATTCAATGTTTCCAGAGAAGGTTACTTGGGCTTTAATTTTGGAGAAGTAAATTGCCTAATGACTTTATTGAAGAGACTTTTAGCGAATTAGATGCTTTTTATCCGGGAAGCAAACGCAAACGTCGTAAACCCGTCCCAGAAAAACCTACGGTAGAAGTTGTGCCTTGGGAAGACGAGTACTTTGAAAAGTTCATAAACGGACAAAAAGTAAAACTATATACATTAGGGTCTTTAGCTAAAGCCATAAATCGCTCACCTAAAACCTTGCGTAAATGGATGGAACAAGGTAAGTTTCCACAATCACCTTACCGAATGCCAGATACTGTGGGTAAAAATGGAAAAACCTACGTTGGTAGAAGGCTATACAGTAAAGCGATGGTGGATGCCGTGGTAAAAATATTTGCCTCGGCTGGACTGCTACACGCGGATAGAGTAGAATTATCTACGCACCGGAATCTTGCAGACAAGATAACCGAGGTGTGGAATGAAATCCGCACAACCGAAACTAACTAAGGAGAAATGCCAAATGGCTATTCAACAAACTGCCCCAGATGCCAATGCGTATGTGGCCGAAGAATCAATCGATGAGCGTCCTGCTCAATCAACTACCAAGTCCGCTTCTGATGATGTTGTTTTATCAGGATGGGATGCTGCTGAAAAACTAACTACTGCTATGGGAGATTTTCCTGTAGAGACTCGTTTAATTGAAAACGAATTTCAAGTTTTCAAATTCTTGGACCAAGAAGGTCCTTTTGCTATCTATAAGCAACACTTCCTTAATCAAAAAACTTCAGGAAAGCGTTCATACGTTTCTCTTGGAGCAAACGACCCATTGTGTGTAAAGCTTGGGAGTAAGCCAGAAAACAAGAGAGCATTTTCTGTTGTTAACTTTAGTGCTGAAGAAGGACCTCAGCGTCAAATGTTAATTGCAGGTTCTCGTTTGTATCAGGCTCTACATGCTGCTCACTTCTCACCTCAAGGACCTCTTACAAAGGGTTACTGGGCTATTTCTCGCACAGGAAAGATGGCTGCAACTGTTTACACCATCACCCCTATTAAAGAGCGTGACTTGGAAGAAGACTGGAAAATTAATCCAGAGACTGCTGCTGCGGTCGTTGAAAACACACAACCATACACCGCTGATGCAATTCGTAAACCAACTTGGGAAGAGTTGGACGAAATTGCTAATTCACTTATCTAAAAACTAAATCACTTTAACACTTAATAGCAGGGTAGGACGTGCCCTATCCTGCTATTAAAAAAGGAACCCACAATATGAACATTATTACCACTACAGAAGCTTTATCAGAAATGGTTAGTCACTATCTAACTCAAGACGCTTTTGCTTTTGACGTGGAAACTGTGGGACCACAAAGAGGTCTAACTCCAGTAAACGAAGTTCTTTGGATTACTTTTGCAACGCATGGTCGTTGTGATGTAATTCCTATGGGACATCCAAACGGAGAGTTTATAGAAGAAGTATTTCCTCTCACGGGACAAGGAGAGATTAGGAAACAGGAGGGTTTGGCGCTACGGCTTAGCGACTATTCAAGAGATAGTAAGAAGGCCACTAAAATATTTGGACCAGCGCCAGACCAACTGTTTCCTAACGAAGTGTTTTCTGCTTTAGAGCCCTTGTTGTTTGACGATAGTAAATTGACTATAGGTCACAATTTAATTTTTGATTTAACTTCTATTGCTAAGTATTACAAAGGTCGTATACCAGAACCAGCTTACTTTGATACGATGGTTGCCTCCTTTATTGTAGACAACCGTAATAAGAATAAATGCGGATTGGATGATTGTTTAAAGCGTGAGTTCAACTATGAGATGGTCAAAGGTGTAGGAAAAGAGGTAGAAAAGTACTCTTTTGAAGAAGTTGCTAAGTACGCTTATTTAGACGCTAAGTACACATTTTTACTTTGGAAAACACTACAACCACGATTAGAGGCTGCTGATTTAACTAAGGTGTTTTCTTTAGAGATGGATGTTCTTAGAGTTCTTTGTGATATGAAGCTTACAGGTGCTGTAATTGACGTAGAAGCGCTGTCTTCTTTACACGCATCTTTAGAAGCAGATTTAGACCAAACTAAGGCTTCTATTTGGAAAGCCGCATCTCGTGAATTTAATATTAACTCTAATCAAGAAAAACAACACATTTTGTATGGACCTAAGGACGAAGGTGGTCGAGGTCTAAAACCTAAAGTTTTAACTCCAAAGGGAGAAGATGCAGCTAAAGCAGGCAAAGAGCTATTAATAGAGCATTACTCGGTATCTGCTGAGGCTTTAGAGCCATACAGAGACAAAGACGCATTAGTAACCGCGTTACTTGAGTACTCTGATTTAAACAAGCTTTTGACTAC